GATCAGGCCACCGAGCGCAACACCGTTGAACGATACGGTAGCGCCTTGTGCCGATGGGATGTCTGGCATGGACCATCCCCCATATCACCCAGTGATCTTGAAGGTGGCTGTGCCCTTGACGTATTCACCGACCGATCCGCCCTCTTCGACATCGGTGCAGAAGGCGTTGCCGGTGATGCCCAAGCCGGTGCAGGAAATCGCGTATTTCGTGCCCTTGGTCGGCGCATTTTTGCCGAAATACTCAAGGCTGATTTCATCGCCGGTGGCGAGCGGCTCGGCCTGATACTTTCGCAGCGAGTCGGCAGCCTGAGAGCAGTCCGAAACCTCGACAAGCGGGCGGGATTCTTTCCGCTTGATGTTCGTGGCCCGGAACTCGATCGAGTTGAACGAGAACGTTAAACCTTGCATCGTGTCGATCGTGGCGGGCGCGACTGCCATGGGTCACTCTCTCCAGCGGATGAAGATCTGCAACTCAATCACGAAGTAGGTGGGCATGTCCTGCCCATCGGTGAGGTAGACGGCGGTGCCGTCACGGTCAGCCGACACATGAACGTGGTCGATGATGGCCCCGTTGGCCGTACCGGAAAAGTTCTGGACAACTCCGACGATCGCGTCCGCAACGGCCCGGGCGGATGTCCAGGAAGCCCCGCAGACCTCGAGGGCGAACTCCCCGTCGGCGTACCCCGTCAGGCCACTCGTCTGAAGGGGACGCTCGGTCGATTCCCGGGAGTAGACGACGAACGGCAGCGCGGCCGTGTCCGACACGGCCACCGGCCAAGCCGTAGCCCCGGCGGTGCCCTCGATCGTCGCCTTCAGCCATGCTTCGGGGGAGCTCATTCAGCACCCCCGGCCGGATCGGCCTCGATCACGCCAGCGGCCAGGAGCTCAGCCAGCGTGGCGGCATCGACGAACAGGACATCCCCGGGGAGGTAGCGGCCATAGGGGGCGGTGAACGTGACGAGGACGGTGTCCATGATGGATCTCCGGAGATCAGCGGGGAGGGCGTTTGGATTCGGCAACGGCCCGCTCAAGGCTCACGGCCATTTCCGATTCCAGCTGCGAAAGGACTGATGATTTCTTCGCGGCGAGCGTTTCGCGGAGCATGTGCCGCGGGGGCATGGTCCCGGTCGACGCGCCACTTTTCCGGCGGCGCGGTTTCGACCCTTGCTCGACGAGGACCGAGTGGTCCCCCTTTTGGTTTTTCTTGGCTCCCTTGCGGGAGAACCCGACGATGCCGATGGCCGTGCTTTTGAAACTTTCGGTCGGCCCTCGGGTGACCTTCTTTCCGAATCGCACGACCGTCATGGCGCTCCGTCGAAGGTTCCCCGTCTTCCCTCGAGGGGTGGCAGCTTTCAGCGGCGACACCATTGGCTTGATTGACCGGCGAACCGCGGCCTTCAAGTACTTCCTGGCGATCGCCCCGGGGAGCCGCCCGTAGTTGGCAACCATCGTTTCGATGCTGCCGTTGGTCACAACGTCGAAGCCCATGCCGCTCATGTCCGCTTCTCCGAAGCCTGGATCACCTGCTCCGGGTTTGCTTCGTCACCGACCACCGAGGACACGAACAGGATCCGATTCCCACGGCTTTCCCAGATGATCCGGGCAGTGCCGTCGAGGCCCGGGACGGATTGGCAGATGATCAGCCAGGAAGCCTGCCCGACGGTCTGGCCGTTCGACTGACTCTCGGAGTAGGCCAGCTGGTCGATCGACCCGCGACGGCGGGCGAGCTTCACCCAGGATGTCGACGACACCTCACCGACGGCGTTCCGCGTCTCCACTGCCTTCTCGAAACGGAAGGTGTGGCGGCGCTCCCCCGCCGGGGACCGCTGCGGAAATCGGTAGCCGGAGGCCATGTCAGTAGCTCCCGGTGATGCTCTCGGCGGCCAACAGCGCCTCGAGGCCGATCGGCATTTCCTTCAGGCCCCCCTCGGTCGTCGCCTCACGATTGCGGTAGAGGTGCGACACGATCAGCAGGATGGCCGAGACGCGGTTGGGGGAGATTCGATCCCCCGGCGCGGGCCCGGCCCAGTAGACGATCTGGAGCGACCCCCTCGGGGCGATCATCGGCTCGTCGTTGAACCGCACCACCCCCGGCAGCGAGTCGGTGTCGACCGTGTAGGCCGAGGGCGAAACGTCGACCCCGTCCAACTGGATCGCCAACGGGTGGTCGGCATCGACCAGGAGAGGCGGGGCCGGCAACCGGAGGTTGCGCGGATCGGTCACCGAGGGATACGCCGACGGGTAGGGGAAGGCCCCGACACCGCCGTATCCCCCGAAGCCGCCGAACCCCAGGAGCGATGACAGCCCCGAGTAGGCGACGGGCGATTGAGCGTCTTCCTTCACGAACGTCGCGCGCATCCGCTTCGCGGCCAGGGCCACGCCGAGCTTTTGCTCGACGAGGTTCCGGCCGGTGGCGATCAGCCGCAGCAGGAGGGCGTTGTCGTCCTCCTGTTCCTGCAGGAGATTCACTTGCGACTTGGCTTCCGCCAACGTCACAGGCTCGATCTCCGGCTGAGTGATTACGCGGACGCTGCGAAGATACAACGCTGTTACCTCCCAGCCCGCTTGACCGCACGCTCGACCACGGGGGCTTCATCGGTGGCCGGCGGCGCGACCTCGACGAACTTGACCACGCCACAGTCGCTCATGTGGCGAGCGAACGGGGCCGGCAGGCTGCGGGTCTCGCCAACGGCGAAATCGCCCCACTCGTGGATGAACTCGACGTTCAGGTTCTCGGGTTCCATCTGGCATCTCCGGGGAAAAGAAACGGCCGGGCGAGGTATTGCTCCTCGCCCGGCCGCGGTGGGTGCGGGCGGGATCGTCAGGGCCTGCTATCAGGTGCCCTGGATGATCGCGGCGCAGTACTCGGGGGCGTGGTTGACCAGGCCGAACCGCATGATCAGGAGCATGACCGTCATGTTTTCGCGGGCCCGGACTTCGCGGAGCGGAGTGATCGTGAGATCCTTCCGGGCCGCGATGGCCGTGGTGAAGTTGAAGTTGCCGTAGAGGGCCAGGACGTTCGTCGGCAGCGCGGCAACCCGGTAGACCGGGGAACCCCACACCACCGGCGCGGGCCGCTCGTTGCCGATCACCGGCGGGATGTAGTTCCCGGCGGTGAGCAGCTGACCGAACCCGGCACCGCTGACCACCCACGCCGTTTGATCGAACGGCACCAGGGGATCGATGGCCCCGACGCACGACTGGAGGTGCGAGGGAGCGATCGTCGAGCCGGCGGCCACCGTGAACTTCCGGCCAGCCGAGACACCGGCGTAGAGGCCGCTGATGCTCTTCCCAGTGTGGCCCGAGAGCCAGACCGAATCCATGAACTTCGCGGCCCCGAGGGCTGCGAAATCCGCGAACTCCATGGCGACATCGATGGGCGAGTCGTCGAGGAGGTTGTTGGAGATCCCGACCTCGCCACGAGCGTCGAAAACGGAGACCGTGGCCGAGGAGGTCGACGGGCTCTGCGCGGTCGCCGCCGTGTTCTCGTCGATGAAGTCGAACGTCACCGCGCCCGGCTTGGGGACGGCGATCTTGTTCGAGGTCGTGTTCTTGACGAAGGACAGCTGGAGCGCCTTCGACTGGTAGTTGAGCTTATTGATGACCTTGTTGTGGAGGTCGGTGACCGGGGCGTAGTCGGAGCCCGTGTTGGTTCCGGCGTTGCTCCAGCCGTCGCGGCTTTCGATCTTGCCGTCGACAACGTCGAGTTGGGACCGGCGACCCTTGGCGATGTCGGAGAGCATGCGGCCAACGCTCTCGGCCTGGTCGTCGGAGTCGAAATCGTGGGGCTTGCCGTAGCGGGTCAGCCGCCGCTTCTCGCCACCGACGGCGGAGTGAACGCCACGGGGGACGTTGAGCGGGTCGCAACCGTCACCGACCGCAGCGCGGCCACGGGCCAGGATCGAATCGAGGCGGTTCTCCCGCTCGATCTCGCCGGCCACTTCGTCGGCCCGCTTGGCGAGCTCGTCGACACGGGTGGCCATGGCGGTTGCCTCGTCGGCGTCCTTCGGCTCGGCAGCGCGGAGGGCCGTGAGGTCGGAGTGAATCTTGGCGGCCTCGTCGGTCAGACGCCGACGGTTGCTTGGGACAGCGATCACGGCTGCGGAGGCGAGCGCGGCACCGGCGATGCCGGCCTCGGCGTCGACCGCCCCGAGCACAAGGGCGATCAGGGCGATGAACAGCACGAGCGGATTCATGTTCGATGTTCCTCGAGGAGTGAGCCGTTGATTGAGCGACTTGCTCACGGTCCCACCGAGGGCGGTGGCGGAAAAGTTACTTTCGACACCCGCACGGGCAATCCTTCTTGCACTGCATGACGATCCGCCCATCGGGTCGATACTGTCCGTTTTCGCACTTCCCACCGCATGCACACTTCGCCGGTGCCGGTGGCGGCGTCGGTGCC